GAATAGTGTACCTGCACCTGATCCTTTCATGTCAGCCATTATCTCTGTGTCTGCATCGTTGATCTTTTCTGCAATAGCTACTACAACTGCTCTTTTCATTAATTGATCATCTGTAGAAGTTCTAGCTCTCTTTTTGAACCCTTCGAACAACTTCATAATACGATCTCTATCCAATCCCCAGTCATCTACATCATCAAAAGAAGATCCTGCTAATGCAAGATCTATATCTCCTGATACATCCTTCTTTCCTACAGATCCTAGAGTTTTCATTTGTGAAAAGTGCGGTTCTGCTTTTGGAAACAATTGTTTGAATTGTCTTAGGAATTCTTTAAGAGTTGGTTTTATATCCTCTTTTTTTATCGGTGCTGTATTTCCAAATACGTTTCCTCCCATATTGATTTATTTAATAAAGATACGAATATTCCTTTGAATATCCTACAGTTATATTAAATAAATAGTATTAAAGTTTGATAGTTGTTGGATATGTGCTGTAGATTGGTTCAGTTGTTGGGTTTTCCATCTCGTATAGTTTATAGATCAATTTGAATAGTTCAAAGTTCTCCTCTATCTTATCTACGACTTTTAGTTCCCAACCTTTTCCTTGGAACTTCTTACCACTCTTATCTTCACCTCTTGTCGAAGCTTTTAACCAAAGAATACCAGTTCTATCAATTTTAATTCCCTTTGTTTCTTCGATTGATTTAGCATAAGCTGCTAATTGTAATTCGTATGACTTATGTAGTGAGTTTGATGTCTTAAAATCAATCAACCAAACCTCTCCGTTTATCTTACAAACACAGTCTGCTGTTCCTGCATACTTATGTGTATCTGAATATGTAAATTCTTCTGTAAAGATTAGTTCTGGTTTTGCCTGTAGCCAGAACTGCTGGAATTTCATTATCATTCCCCATACAAGCTCATTGTATTTTGCATTACCAAAATCATCCATCCATGAAAGTTCTTTACCTTCTAGTAGCTCCTCTATTGCATTGTGAACTTGAGTACCTTCGTCTCCTGCTCTTCTCATAATGATATCTGCATTGTGACCTACATCTTTGAGCCAAGTTTCAAAGAACTTTGCTTTTGGTACATAACTTAGTATTGATGTTACTGACGGGTAGTATACTCCTTCAGATCTTTGGTAAACTCTTCTGTCTAAGAAGTTAATTTGTTTTAGTTCTGGTTTAAAATCCAGTCTTTTCTTTGCATGTTCTGTTAGGATATTTGCTCCTTTTTGTATCATATCATGATAGTTTATAGCGAAGAAGTTTTCCTAAGTCCATTTCTTCCGCTTGTTGTACATAGTGAGTGAAATTCTCAAATCCCATTTCACTTGGATCTTTGTCTTGCATATCTACTAGGTAGACCCTCTTACCCATGTTCAAAAACCTTTCTGTGTACTCTAATGCTCTTTTGAAAGCATCTTTATCGAGTGCTATGTAAACATCTTCCACCCTACTATCGACTATTTTCTTTAGTAGTGATTTTGATAGTGATTTTCCTAATATCGGAACTGCATTCCTTTTTACTGCCATTGCATCAAACACACCTTCTACCAATACAATTGGCCTGTCCCAATTGATCAGATTTTCGAACCCTATAATGTCTTTTGATGTTTCTGGATTTCTGTACTTGTTAAAAGCATTCTCAAATGTTCTTGCAACGAAGAAGTTTAGCTGGTTTGATTCATTATATGATGGCACTATTATTCTTCCTTCATACTCTCCTGATGTGCAGTAACCTATGTTATATTTTAAGAAGTCTCTGTCTGTTAAACCTCTCTTATATAAATAGCTTCTCACTTTGTTTGCTATAACTGAAGTGTGTGATGCTGTTGCTAGTGGTTTGAACTCTTTTGGAAGTTCCAGTACACTATCAACCTTATATCCTACCTCGTCTCCTTTCTTAACATATCGTAGAATTTCATATGCTTGTTCGGCAGGAACTTGTAGTTGTTTTAGAAGTGATTTGATTGTTTTACCTTTGAATCCGCATACCCAACAAGCAAAGGTATTTTCTCCTTTTTCGTTTGTGTGTAGGTTTACTTCAAGCTTTGGTTTTTTATGATTGCATTTAGGACATGCAAATGCGTAGTTCTCCCTAGCTCTTTTGTAGGATTTACCTAATATGTTCTCTAAGTAACCTAATAGTATTGGACTGTCCATAACTGCAATATACAAAAAAAGACTTGAACTAGCAAGCCTTTCTTTTATATATTTTACATTGTCATTGGCATTAGATCTCCTGGTCTGCGAAAGAAGCCCTTGTTGTCTAACAACCTAATAAAATTAACTTGTTTATTATTTCTATCTAATGCAAGAATTCCATCTTCTATTTCAAATTTTTCTGGTGCTAGTTTTGCAAACATTTTCATATCGTGGTCTGATGGTTCAGTTCTTGTGAACATCTCGTATTTTGGTTGACCGGAGTACATGTAGACTATTCTATAGTTAGCGTGGGATGGAATTGAGCTACCTTTATACTTTTCAGGTTTTAGTTCTCGAAGTGTATCCTCAGCAGGTTCTAACTTATCTTCAGGAAAATCGTCGATCTTGTCACTACGATTAACTCCGTCTAGTACCTCACATAGCATTTTAGAATTGCTAGTCAATTTATTCTCTACTAGGAACTTTTTTAAGTCAAAATTGTTATCCATCTCTATACTATTGTTTATGCTATTAAATTTTTTATAACTGGGTATGCATTTACCATTGTTTCATCTCCTTTTGCTACTGTTTTCAACGATGATACTGCACCCTGGAACCATTCTGCATGTGATAGTTTGTCAACTGCAGCTGCTCCATACCCTGCTGCCATACCTCCTACTACTATAGCATATATTGCTTTTGTTGTCATCTCCAATGTTTTCTTGTCTTTTATGAAAAGACTCAATACTCTTTTTATTGGTGCTTGAAAAGCTACTTCATTATCATGTGCCCAGTGGTGTATCTTTTCTGCAATATCTTCTCCTTTTTTCCAATTTAATAGCTTTGCTAATTTTGCTGAGTATTTTGAAATAAAACCTACTACTGAATTAGCTGTTAGTATTGCTGCAATGGTTGCTGTAATAACTCCCTCATCTAACTGCTCTGGGGTTTTATTTTTTAGTTCTTTTTCTAAAGCTGCAGCAATTCCATTAGCTGCATTGGAAAGTTCAGTATCAAAAGCTGCTTCTCCGTTATCACCTTCTAGCAATCTAGAATTTGCAGTTAATTTGTTCTCTACTAGGAACTTTTTTAAGTCAAAATTATCCATTTTTAATATTGTTTAATACAGCATCATTTTGCTTTATCAGCTTCAATGTTTTCAGCTGGGATTTTCTTCTTTTATTAAAATCGGTTCTTTGTGGAGAACTATGTTTACCTTTTGCCATTATACGTCTATTATCTTTACGTTTCCTTGTTTGTCTTGCATAACATTATCCATTTTAACTGAACCTCCTGGTCCTTCTAAGTCTGGATAGATTCCTAGTTGATCTGCCTCATCATAAATATCGTCAATTGGTACTTCACGTGGATCTGCTGTGTAAGGTTCTAAGTTATCCATTGTGATTATTGCCAGTTTTGGATTGATCTCCTCTACATCGTAAATATGAACAAAGTACTTTGTTTTTATTTGTTTTATTTGCTTTGCATCTTCAATCTCTTCTCCGTCAGTTGTAACCTTTAATACTTTATCTCCTAATAAAAAAGCTGCTCCATAGTCACCAGATCCTAAGAATTTACCTCCTTGCTGTCTTATTGAATCAACTGCATCTTGGTACTCCTGGGTTGCTGATAGTATTTCCTTTATTATTGTTCTAAGTTTTATCACCCTAGTTTTTTAGCTGAAAATTTTCTTGCAAGTCTTGGAAGTGATTGCCCGTAAGGTCCTTTCACCTCTCCTGATTTTACCTTCTGTATTGCGTCTTCTTCTGATGTAGCCATTACATCCCAATCGTGATCATCATCATTAGTGTAGAAAAATACTACATACTTTTCTAACTTATTTTCCTCATCAAGTGGTATGTTTGGATTTCCTCTATCTAATATATCGTTTCCTTTTTGTGGATCTCCCTTATCTATAGATTTATTTCCTCTTGTTACTTGATCATCTCCTTTTACTAGATTAGTTAGGATTGTTGTGAAGTCGGCTGTAGTACCTCCTTTTGTAATTCCACCTGGAGCATATTTTGAGTATCCTTTTAGCTCTTCTAAGATTAACTGTCTTAATTGTGATTTTTTCATTGCTTTCTTTTTAGTTCTATAATGAATAGGATTGTACCAAGTAGTACGATACTTGTTACTAGGTAACTTCCAATTGGTCCTCCATCCATTAGAATTCGTATATTTGTATATGTAAGTCCTTTGTTCCTTTTATTAACCTATGGTAGGTGTTCTTTGGTATAAATATTACATCTTTTAGTAACTGTGGTACTTCATCGTCAAATTGGAATTTCCAATCAGTATCACCAATCACTGTTACTTGCCTATCTCTTCTATCTCTATGCCAAACCAGTTCATCCTCATCAACATCTTGTGAGAATGTTCTTACAATTAAATTGTTTTCCCTTATTTGACTATAAGGACTAACTTGCTCAGTCACTACCCAAAGTATTGATTTTCGTAATAAAGAACGTCTAACTTATTGTTAATATCAACTAATTCTGCTCCATTTAATAGAGTTGCGTATTCAGCTACAGATTGTGTTTGCCCAATTCTCAATTCTTGTAAGAAATCAAAAGTAGCCATATCACCTGGGAATATCTCTGCAGAGTTTGCATTGTATGCTAAGAATAAGTTATACTCCAATTGGTATGCTTTATTCACAATGTCAACTAGTGAAGAGAAAGTAGGTTGCATATTAACTGCAGGGATGGTTGGAACTACATTCCAATCTACTAAATACTTCTGTACTTTTTCAGCATGCTCTAATTCATTAGCTGCTTCTTTAGCAAAAAATGCTGCTGCTTTTAAGTATGCTTTTTCTTCACACCAGTTTGATGCATTTCTGTAAAAGTAATGAGCTGTATACTCATCACCTATTCTCTCGTTAAGTAATTCAATTACTTCTCCTGATAGAGTTTGTGGTTTTAAAATTTGTTGTGTTATATCCATTTTATATTTGTTTATTTTACCAATATCCTGAGAAGTTTTTACTTCCTCCTAATGATTTCCAATATCTTCCTATATTACATGACCAGTATCCTGGACTTGTTTTGTCTTTCTTTTTTGCACATTGGTGACGAGCAGCAAACGCAGCTCTTGCTCCTGGTTCCTTTATCTTTACTGTTAAGTTTCCTGAGTCACCGAAGTTAACTTTCTTTACATTACCTGTTTTTGGATTCTTAACATAAACGAAGAACTTTTTAGGACCTCCTCTTTTTGGTTTGTTTAGTGCAACATCCTTTCCCTTGTATTCTGCTTCGTCTAATTCCTCATCAACCATTGGAAGATCTAGTGGAACTTTATTTCCTTCGAATACACCATACTCTCCAATATCAGTTTCTCTTAGTAGCTTTTCGTCTTGTTCGTTTAGTTCAATTTTACCGTCTCTAAGAGCTTGTCTTGCTTCAGCGAACAATTGCACAAACGAGTCTGAGGAATACCTGTAGATACACTCAGACAACGTCAGTTTGTTGTCTAAGTGGTATTGCAGTGTTGGTAGCCCAACTATCTCTTGTAATTTTATCATAAGAAATCTTTTTTAAAGTACCTACCCTCTATATTGTCATTTATATAGTTTGTATGCGGTTCAATTACTTCGTTAATAAATAGGAATTTATTCTCGTAATAAGTTAGCAGTTTCTTTGTAGGTACAAAGATAAGAATTTCTCTTGAGAATTCCGACTGCTTTCCTTCTTTTATTAACTGTTTTATTTCTGGATTGGATCCGTAATATGTTTTCCAGTCTGATTCTTTTACTACTTGTTTCTTTTTACTTGCTCTCTTATCTGTTAATGCTGCTAGTTCTTTTTTACCTAACGGTTTATTTTGAACAGATATTAACTGCTTTTTTCCTAAGTACTTTCTACCGGTTGGTATGTGTGTTATCTCATAGATAAACCCGAACGGTTGAGGTTCGGGCATATCTGTAAGTTCTTTTATTTCGTTTTGTTTATATAACCACATTTGTTTTTTATCTTACTTGTTGTACTGTAACTATAATTGGTGGTGCTGCTGGATAGTTTCCTGAAGCTGCTATATACTCTAGTGTTGAGTTTGCAGCATTACTTTGGTGTGCTATTTCGTAATAATCTCCTGCTGTACTTGCGTAATCAATTATATCCACAGTCATTAGCTCGTTTGAGTTGTTTGGTAAAGTATTTACTGATGTTGAGTTAGCTATATTTGCTCCATTCTTTTTAAACCATAGATAAAAGTTTGCTGTTCCAGATCCTTGAGCAAGCTGTGCTGTAAACTGTATATTGTAGTATCCTGGGTTTGCTACAGTAATTCTACTACCACTTACAATTGATACTCCATTTGCTACTGCTGTATCTGATAACAGTGCTGAACCTGAAGTTCCGTTCGCTACTGTTATACTTGCAGTATGGTAGAACATACCATGGTTAAACTGTTTAATTCCTCCTACATATAAATCATTCTTAATTGCAACTGAACCTGAGAAGTCGAACGAACCTGAGTCTGGGTGTAGTGAATTTTTAAAGTTTAATTTGTATTGCGAACCTGACTGTACTGTGATAGTGTATCTGTTTGATGTGTCAGGCCATTGCGTCATCGTAATACCGTCATTAGAACCAGATCCTATTATATTTAAAGTTGTATCGTAGATTCCGTAGTTTTGGCTTATATGATTTAGCTGAACTTTTCCTGATGTGTCTATTTTGATTCCGTCAGTTCCATACCCTTCTTGAACCCAGTTACCTATTGTTAACCTGTTTGCACTATCTCTAAATATTGCATAACTTGATGTAGATCCTTGTGTTGCTGATCCAAAGTAGATTGGTCTGTCATCTGCCAGTACCACACTACCAGTTACTCTTAATGATCCTGTTATTTGAAATTGCGAACCTGATGCAAATACTAGATTACTTCTATTACCGGTAGATGTACCATTACCTATGATAAAGGCTGATCGTGCTGATGATGATACATTAAATTGACCTTGTACGTGTTGATATGAACCGGATGCTACTGTATTGAATCCTTCAGCATGAGAGGCAAGGCTTAGTGCTCGTGTACCTGCTCCTTCTGCATGTGAAGCAAGCCCTGATGCTATAGTTTGAGTACCTTCTGCATGTGAGTAATCTTCTGATGCTGATGTTTCATTTCCTTCAGCATGTGACCAGTCTCCGAGTGCTACTGTTAGGTATCCTTCAGCATGTGAGAAGGTTCCTGATGATATTGTTTGATCACCTTCAGCGTGAGAATAGGCTCCTATTGCTTGGGTAATTTGTCCTTCAGCGTGTGAATGATCTCCTATCGCTGATGTTGAATTTCCCTCAGCATGTGAGTACTGTCCTGTTGCTATTGTATTATCTCCTTCTGCATGGGAATATGAACCTGATGCAATAGTGTATGATCCTTCAGCATGTGCTCCATATCCTTCAGCAGTTGTTGAAACACCCTCAGTATGTGATCCTTCACCATTAGCGTTTGTTGTTAATCCTTCTGCGTGTGATGATGCACCTTGTGCTATATTAGCATTTCCTTCAGCATGGGAATAGGTTCCTAATGCTTGACTTGCTACACCTTCAGCGTGAGAATAAGACCCTGTTGCTATAGTTAGATACCCTTCGGCATGTGAACCAGAATTTCTAGCTTGAGTTTGTCTTCCTTCAGCATGAGAATGCCAACCTACAGCTACTGTTGCAGATCCTTCTGCATGAGAATTTAATCCTGTTGCTGTTAATCCTGCTGATCCTTGCTTAAATGATCCTGTAATTGTTACATCACTATATCTACTTATATCAGCAGCTGATGCTGTCCAAAGAGTACCTCCTGGTAATGTTATTGATGAACTTACCACCGGTATACCTAGAGCACTACTTCCTGTCTTGAATAAGGTTATTGCACCACTTCCTAAGGATGCTGAGTAGAAGAACGAGGTAAAGTTGGTATCTACTTGCGTAAATGTTAATGCTGAGCCTGTGTCGGTTCTTAGTGTAATTGCCATTATATATCTATTTTAACTATTATTGTCATTTCTGTGTCCTGTGTTTTTGGAACAGGTCTATTTAATTTCCCTACAGCTATTAGTTCATTTGCATCATTATATAGACCTACTGTGGTTATGTATGGTGTAAACTCACTACCTGTTATGTTGTTGTTTAATTCTCCCTTAACTACTTTACTTGATGTACTGTATAGGTTTGCATTATTATCATAAGTTGTTCCTATTGAACTACTTAAAGCAGTTGGGTTATATGTGTAGTTAAATTCAAAATCCCTTATTCTACAGTGGTAGTTGTGGGTAAATATTGGCTGACTTGATTCCCACCTAAGTACTAAGTTATTTCTAGTTGCTGTATCTCTTCTTCTTAGTTCTAATTCTAAGTCTATTTCATCAAAAGGATTGTACCCTGCCCAAGCCTGACTTAGTAGTAATGCATAATCTGGATCAGTAATTACTACCATTCCATGAGGATATATAATATCTCCTAAGTAGTCTCTTGGATTGCTTCCACTTTTATATAAATTACCCTCTCCATCATCAATCAGTCCTAATGTATCTACGTTATTAAATACTACTGGATCGTTCGTATAATCATCTGCCCAGTATGATTGGCTTACGTATCTGATCTGCTGTACATCTTCTACGTAAAAATTCATTCCTATTCCTGGGTTAATGTGTGTACCTACTACGTTTCTCGGTAGTGATATTACAAATGAACCTGTTGATAGTTCTCTTGATTGTGAATTATATAATGTTGATTGGTAGTAGTAATCGTAGGAGCTTGATAGTAGACTTCCTGATATTTTTGTTGGGTAGTATAGTTGCTGTAGGCTGTTTAAGTATATTCCGTTGACTGACGGTACTACTTGAATTCCATAACTAGGAAATTGGCTACCAGAAACTGCCCAAGATTTGTGGGCAGTATAGGTAGTTATATAAGCATCTTGTTTGTTGAGTTTTTTGTAAGTACTCATTCATTAATAGTCTAATTTTATTCTAACTAGAGCTTCTTTTGTGAAATCCTTTAATAATGGTTTTGATAATTTTGCAACCCCTAAAAGATCGTTATTATCATTATATAATCCAACAGTTGTCATGTATGCTTGAGGAGTGTTTACTAATACATCATATCTCAACTCTCCTGATCCTGTTATAATTGATGGGTTTGTTGAATAATTAAATTCACTGTTTCTTACTCGAACAAATACATAGTTTGATGTGATTGTTTCTTCAGATTGTAATCCAAATGAACTTCCTGCTGTATTTAGTATATTATAGAAAGCCTGTGTATTTGTTTTTGCGTTTACACCTGCTGCCTCATTTATAGTTGTCATGCCTAATCCTCCAGAAGCTGGTGGTGCTAGTAATGCTGCTCCGTTTAATAATATAACTCCAACATCTGGTAAGAACTTACCATATGATCCTGAATTAACTGTGTATCCTGTTGTTGTTAGTGATGTATTTGCTGTACCACTTGATCCTGATACTATATTGTACACTCTACCTGCATCTACATATGATATTGTAGTAGTGCTTAAGCTGTCATCTGTTAGTTTTAAAGTTGTACTTCCACTTACTAACGTTAAGTTAAAACTACCTGGTAGTAGGTTTTCTTTATACCTCGCTCTTTCTACTGAAATTATAAATACTGAGTTTGGAGTTGTTCCTGCAAAGCTAAAATCTGTATTCTCGTCTCCATTAACTAATGTCCTATACTGCCCGTAGTTAACTTTTGATGGTGTTGATTCACCTACAAGTGCATTGATTGGTGTCGATCCACTACCATACCTATTTCCATATACAATTGAAAATTGTACATCTGCTCCGGTTGCTGAAGAAGCTGTTTGGTATATGTCAAAGTAGTAGTTACCTGCTCCAATACTTACCTGATCTGATGATGTATAAAAGGCAGTTAGTGTTGTTGCCTGGCCACTCCAAGCTGGTGCTACTACTGATTCAGCACTTATTGTGATATCTTCTGGGTCTAATCTTTTAAATGACATATTTTATATCTTATTGATTTACTTTTACAATAGTTACAGGAATTGTTAATCTAGCTCCTGAATCTCTACCGATGACTGTTATCGTTGTTGATAGTTCTGTATTTGTTCCAAATAGCGTATTAATTGTAGTTGCTGTTAAGTTTATTGCTGTTCCAATTACTGTTTTAGAAACATTTGTACCTAAAGTAGTTGTTGAGTTTAAAGCTGTTGCTTCTGGTGTGTTAATTCCTACACCGTTAAAAGAGCTTAGTACTCTAGCATCAGCAATTGTAGCTACATATCCTGATGATTCAAAAGTTTGAGTTGACCCTAAGTAGTTTAATGTTTGTGGTGTAATAGCTAATGATGCTCCTTGCTTCAATCTAATAGCAGCATACCCTAAATCAAGAATTGGTAACTTAGCTGTTCCTCTTGGTAGAGTTGTAAGTTTGTATTTCATGATTTGGGTTTCATCTGGAAATGCTTCTAGTAATGGCATTGCTTCGATTGCTTCTCCATAGTATGCGGATCCTTCTGGATGGTTTGGATTGTATAGAGAGTAATCTATCTCATCATCTGCTAAAGCAAATTGAGTGATTTTAAAAGAACCATCTCCTCTAGCTAGTAATTCTCTTCCTTTTTTTGTTAAGATAGCATCAACTGTTACTACTTGATTACTTAAATATCCCATTTTTTATGTCTTTTAATTATAAATATATGTATTTTATTTTTATTATGCCACTATACTACCCCTATTACAAATCCGTTTGAGTCTAGCTTTAGGATTTCTCCTGTATCTCGGACAGCCATATAACCTCTAACAACACCGTTTAATCTGTTAAATTCTAGTTCGTAAATTTGAACTGGGTTAATTCTATATACCCCTTGTGCGTCAGGAGCATTAACTGTTGCCAAGTTTGTCGTATTATTTATATTTCTTTCTACCCTTAACCTTAACGTACCTGCTGCAAGAGTTGGCGGAACACCTATTAAGGTAACTCTCATAATTTCATCAGCTCCACCTACCTGCAGTAGGTCTCCTATTGCTATAGATCCTGTAAGATTTGTCTGAAATGGACTACCTGGTTTTATAAAAAATTCTGTTGATGAAGCAGGGACACTACTTCCACTTATCACATACAGCAACCCTTTACGTGAAAATCCTGGTGTATCTTCAGTTCCTGCGTAGAAGTAATCTGAGTATATTGCTGTGCTGCTACTTACTTGGTTCTGGATTTGTGATATAGGCACTGTTGTTGGGTAGTTTGATCCTTGGAACACTGTTCCTGATAATAGTGGAGGGGATTGGTAATCGTATATATCGGTTTTAGTTCCACTATACCTAGCATTACTCCACCCTGTTATTGAATAATTACTATCTTGAATAACTGCTATTTCTGCTGATCCTGACAATAGTGCGTAGATATTTGCAGGTCCTGAATAACCTACTGGTACTGCTAAACTTCCTGCTGTACTCTTATCAGCTTTCATTATATAAGTTGATTCTCTATTTTCCTCGACAGATCCTCCTAATACATTATATGGACTAACACTAAATTCGTAAATATCAATATCTGGTGATAAATAAATATCACCTGTCACTGTTGCTTGTGTAATTCCCGTTGTTGTAGCAGGTACTGTTGTGTAAACATAATATCCTGTACCATCAGCTGATTGGTTTTGTGATCGACTAGTTACAGTTAATATAATAGGTAATCCTCCTGGTTGCGGTATTGTAACCTGCTCTGCTTGAGCAAGCTTTGCTGATATGTTTTGTCCACTTGGTGTTACTGTTGGTATTGATATTCCCAATATTGTACTAGGGTTACTTCCAGTATACCATATGTTGATATTATCTGCGTAATTGTTTGAATTTACGTGTGCAAAAAATTCTGTCTGTGTCATATTATACTAACGCTCTTTTTCTAATTGGTACTGTAACTGTACTAACTCCTACTGGTGATGGTCCCCATATATATTGACTTTCCCCTATAAGAGCTACTTTATCTACAAAAATATATTTTTGAGTTGAACTAACTGGAGACCAATTAACTGCTGAGAATGGACTTACTGTTAATCCGCTTACAGCAGGTGGACTTAGTATTCTAGTATAAAAATTAGGGTAAACTGTGACTGATGATATACAGCTTATTCCATCTGCAGATATTGCCTGTATGTGATATGCTACTGGTAGTTTCTCTCTAGCAAGGGTCTTGTTTCCTGTACTATATGTATATGGTAACTGAGTACCTTGACTGTTTGGTAAGGTTAGGTAGTTTTTAGGTGGTGTTACAACATATACAGGAACTAATTGCTGGTATGGTGAGTTTGAACCCGACCCTGCAATATCTGGAGGTTGTGGTACGTTTATACCTGTTCCTAGTGCTGTTGATATTGCAGTTAGTGTTGACTGTATTCCTAAATCTGATGGGCCTATTTGTGTATATATTAACTCTGCTCTATAGTTATCACTTCCTGTAGGATTTGTTACTGTATGTATATATTTTGTATCACTTTCCAAATTATTATCATTATCATTCATTATCATATACACATTAAATGTTATACTTGGAGGTATTTCCAATCCTTGAGTCGGTACTGGACAATAAGGTGATAGGTATGATTGTAATCCTCTATCCTTAAATGATTGTAGTGTATATCCTGATGGTGGTGTACCAAATTGTGATACTAGCGTATTATTTGGTCTTTGTAAATATTTTGGTAAAAATCCTATACACGGATCTACAGGTGTTCCATACTGATTGAAGATGGCTCCATTTAATTGATTATTTGCAACTGAATCTTGTGCTGCTGCGGCTATAATATCTAATCCTACTGGTGCTTGATTAGGATCTAAAACTGCGGATGGGGGGCATATACCTCCGTACTCGCTAAAATCAAACTCTAATCCATTAGATCCTGTAGGTATTGATGCAAATGCACATTGACCTACAGTTACAGTTACCGATGTTTGACAGTTACTTGAATATGGATCTACTGCTGTAATTGTTACTGATGTTCCTACATCTTGAGTAAAGTAATATGTTGTAGGATTTGGTATACCTACTGTTGTACTATCATAGGATGCTGTATACTGTACTTGTGTTTGTAGTGAGTTAATTGTAAACCATGTTGTTAAATTTGTTGACGGTACTGATGTGCCTTGTCTTACGTTTACTTGAGTGTTACCTACTGGTGATACGAATAAACTACAAGTTGCAAATCTAACTAAAACTAAACTTGCACATGGTTGTTCTGCAACGTCTGGGCTTGATGCTGAAATGTAAAACTGATCGTAGTTACCATATCCTAATAGATTGAATGGTAATGTTGTTATTGAGTATGGATTTCCAGGTGTTCCTGATCCTGTTGCATTGGCTGTACTAGATGTACTATATATTGTTGCTTCTCTTGTAAAACTAAATAAATAATTTGCTGTTAAATTAAATGTTGATGAAGTTATTATCAGCGGACTACTATGTATGCTTGATAATAAACATCTTTCATTTGAGGAACTTACATAAAGTATCTCTCCGAAATTATACCCACCTATACTTAAATCCTTATAAGGATTATCTTCATTAAGCTCTCCATTTGTTGGATCAATTGTACTTCCATTAAATTCTCCATTATATTTTGGCTGTTCTTGACCATGTAAAAAATTTATATCTCTTAGCCCAGTTGGAGTTTGTATACTTTCAGAATAAGCTGTTGAATAGTTATTTCTACCTCCAAAAGTTTCTCCATCAGTACTTTCAATAAAAGCAGTATCTATCGACCCACTATGTTCTGGTCTCGATCCTGATAAGAATGGTGATTTAGCTTTATTTCTCTGCAGTAGGTGTGGTTTAATTATAATTCCTGTATCTGCTACTGTTCTTGCAGGCACATAATCTCTAACCATTTTAAAGATTACATTATCAAAGAATTTAATTAATCTAACATAATCTTTAACATCATAAGCGGCAGAGCTACTCATAATGCGGTTTGTTATTTGCTCTAAGCTGGTTTGTATACTTCCAGATGCATTTAGCAATCCGTACTCACTACTGTATAAGCTTCTTGGATCTCCAATGTAATCATCTATATTAAAAGATGATAACGATGCTGTTGCTAGTGAGTACGATACTATTAAGTTATCAATATTATCTGTAGGTGAAAAACCTACCTCAACTTTATGCAAATCATCAGTATACTTCGTATCTCTCTTATATATTGATGTGTATTGTGATAATGTACTTCCTGATATTAGACTTCCAGTGTTATCTAGTCTTATCTTGTCTAAAGAACTTGTGTAATATCTATAGTCCCCGTAGAAAGGTCTTTCATTTGTATTTCTTCCTCCGTATAGTTTAATTTTTAAAGTATCTGGTGGGATGCCAAAACAGTTTATTAACGCCCTTACTCCTCTCTCTGTTCCTTTTGTTTTTACTATGAAAGGTAAGTTGTGGTAAATCCTCTTTTGTACCTCTTTTGTATAATCGTCAAAACTAACATCTGTTATTGGTAAACCTGAACCTGTTACTGATCCTGTTACATATGTGTTTATGTCCTCACTTCCGGATTGGTATCCTTCTCCAATAAAAGATCCAAATAAGTTTTCGATTGACTTATTTGATGTGTATAACTTAACTCCAAAGTTTCTTAGAGCTTCTCCTACTAAGTCTTTTGATATACCAAAATCTAATCTATTATCCCCATCATATTTGTCTGTTACAGCTTTTGCATAAATCCATAGATTATCAAAATGCTGGCCTATCATGTGAGTAAATGTTAAATAATTTTCATTATTCGGATCATCTCTTAGGTATGTTGGTATTGAATTTATTAGGATACTTCCGTTAGATAAATCATGTTTATTTGCTACTGCTAGTTGGTTTGCGTACCAGTTGATCGCTTGTGACGAAGTACTTGGGTAGTTCACATATGGTACTGTTGAATTTGACTTAGGCCAAGCATAGCTACTTGATTGGTAGTATAGGTATCTTTCGTAGTGATCAAAATTATTCACTACTCCTGTTATTAAATTTTCATAGTAACTTACACTACCTGTAGTTCCTACGGACTGTGATGTTGCGGCTTGTACTAATCCTAAACTTGTATTATAACTTTCTATTAACTGTAACTTATATTTAAAGTTTACCAGCCTTTCGTATGCCGATGAAAAGTGTACAAAATCTGAGTAATCTGTATGGTCAATGCTTAATTCAGCTCCTTTTTCACTTACTAGAGAGTATAGTTGATTATTTGTATTATTAACTGGATAGCTAAAAAGGTCTGTGTAATTTAGGTATTGTGTAGGTATTACTTGATTGTCAGTTATGTCTAAGTTGAAGTTTGCTGGACGTATTGTATTTGGTAGTTCTTCAGGAAATTGATATTGAGCATCAACTTCAAAAGCTACTGAGTCTGATATCAGTTCATTTACGTATAATACCGATTTTATGTCATATGCTAATGGTAGTGGTTCATATAGTTTAACTGCTACTACTACATTTCCATCTACTGTTAAGGTATCGATATTTAATCCTATCAGTAGATCGTTATTTTCAAAATTTAATCTAAATTCATTAAAGTATGATTGGTTATTTAACCTATCTCTAATCTCAGTAGTATAATTTACTAAGTCCTCAGTACTTATATTTAAGTTTTGTAATAGTACTTCAGTTCTATCTGGTGAGATGTCCTTAATGAAGAACTGACTCTTTGTCTTATCTTGAGTATATGGATCGTTTAGGAAGTGGTATAGCAACTTAACTCCTCCATTACTATACCCATACGTATTTGCATCCTGAATAGGATCGATTGTCAATATGGATGCTCCTTCCTTACCTGCAGATTGGGCAATTCCCAGTAATTTATAACTACTATAGTTGTAGTCACTTTCAATGATTTCTCCAGTAAGATCTGTAATATGTAACTCAGCAAAATGCTTATTTGTATCAAATAGTGTATTAATTTGATACTCTTTAATTAAACCTATATCAGCTTGTGAAAAATTTTCAAAACCTGGTATGTTATCTGGGTTATCTTGGTTTACTGTATATGTGATATCTGCCATCTATTTACTGTGTCTCAGATTCAAGATTTAATAATTGTTCATTTAATTGTAAGTTTTGTTCCCTCAGCTGTGCTATCTCGTCTAGTAGTGGTTGAATATCCTCTACTGTTTGTGCTAGTTTGTATAATTCTGAGCTTTTCTTAACTAGGTATTCGTGAGAGTTTGATTCCCCCTCTATATCTATTTCGAAATAGTATTTGTCATATAATCGAAATAATTCATCAATACTATCTGCATCTGTTTCAATAGTAGGTTGTACAAATGTACCAAATTGTCGATTAACTACTTTATCAAACTCATTTGTACTAAATACAGATTTTTTTATTTCAATATTATTAGCCATTTCTAACAACTTTTATAATATTACTATCACTGTCAATAACAGTGTTACTACCATCTAATGTAGTTTGTATTAATATACGATAATATCTTTCAGGTTGCAAGCCGTCCATATACACATCAAAGTAGCCTCCATTAGAGTCACAACTTATCTTTGTGAACTTACTGTCAAAATCAATAATCATTTCTTCAGTATTCTCATCTCGTAATCCCCAATATGATGCTGTTGGTAAAGCATAGTTAGTTAGGTAAATTGAAGAAGTTGAGAATACTCTCACTGGATATTTAGGCTGTGCTGTTATTCTAAATCTCTGCTTTCCTACATTTGCATACTCTCCTCTGTTATTGTTTACTTTTACTGTCGCTATGCTGTTATTCAATGTTGATAAGCTTCCTACGTTATACGAGCTATCATCCCATTTGAATTCTAAGTATGGTGGATAGATTGTATTCGTATCTGCACCGAAATATTTTAATCGAATAGATGAAGTTGTGTTAAACTCTAAACTACTGCTTAGTTTTAAGATAAACCCGTTATTTGCGATAGTTGAATTGTTCCAAAGCTTTACTGCATCTGTCACATTCATATAAATATCGTAAGTCGAGTTTATCGCATTTGATTGAGTAAACTCTAAATTAGTAGCTCCTGATCCGGTATACCAAGCTCCTCCTCCTGGTTTAGAACCTGTAGTATAATACGCAACTCCTGGTCCTGATGTAGGCCATGGTGTGCTTCCACCATACTTTTGTGCAGCCCAAGATACTCCTGTGTTATTTACTGGGACATCTCCGTATTTTCCTGATCCATTATCCCATCCTGTTGTTGAGTATATAGGATATGCAAAAATAGTTGTGTTTACTGGTATTTGATATGCATCTGCTAAGTACAATCCTAATGATGCGCTGTAGTTATTGCTACCTATCTTATTTGACACAACATCTGCTATTTCTGCAGAACTGAATTGGATTAAGATTCTGCTTGTTTCTCCTTCTCCGGATATATCAGCATACCCTCCTATCTCTAGTATTTCATCTAATCCTGCGTTAGAACTAGATGCTTCACTAAAAATAAAAGCGTCTTGTTGTGGAAATATTCTATATACTGCCATGTTATAATGTTGTTACTCTTCCTTTAATATCTGTGTTTGGGTACTTTACTTCGAAGATCATAGGATCGTATGATGGATACACTACATTGTTTCTAGTTGCTCCTTTTATATCATATACGTACTCTGAGTATAATCCTCCTGCATTATTTGTAATTTCTACTTTCTGCACTGTTTGAACTCCCTTTACTGTATCCAGCAATGTATATATACTTGATATATCAATCGGTTGATTTATGTTCCAGTTTCTAATATCAAAGTAATCTATAAGTAAGTTGTTACACTGCAATAGTACATCTCTTCCTAAATAGTTTGGTCTTAAAATTATATCAAAAGTAACACCTATGTTAATTACAAATGCATCTTTTATGTTAATTGCATCTGTAAGTAGCATGTATTGAGATAGATATGTTTTTAAATTATTTTTAAGATTTGCTGTTGCTGTCTGTAGGTTTCTGTTGTTATCATAAGCAAGAGTGTACAGTGATAGTGATAGTGGATTACTATCGATTATACTGTCTGTTGCTGAGTTTGGATTTGTTAATTGATCCTGTGTTATATAAACTTTTCCTACCGATCCATATTTAGCAGGTAGTGACAAAGCTCTTACTGTATAATCTTGCAATGTTACCGCTCTTCCTTGCTCATTAAATGATCTTAGTGAGTTTTGTCTAATTTCTTCAACAGTATCTCCATCTCTACCTCCTGTAGCTGCTTCTGGGTTTGATACTGTTAGTGTGTTTATTACTGACTGAGTGCCTTGTGTTTGTCCTCGTGATACTATTGTTGTTATTGTGTTTGCAGGTACGTTTGAATTTATACCCCCTCCTACTAAATATGTAATTGTTAAAGTCCCTAGAGGTGCTAATCCATAAGTTTGTGTGTATAGAAAGTTTGATGGATCATACGCATAGTCAATTCTAGATACACCTTGCGAATTACCCAATCCTACATTTGTTGGGTCTGGTGTTATTACAGTATCTGATTGTCCTGTTATACCTGCTCCGAATTGAATTTGTAACTGCCCTGTTGAATTTAACCTAGTTGTAAATCTCCTAGGAACTCTTTGTAGCTGTAACATATATGGTACTTTATCTGAATCGCTACTATTGTTTTCCTGGTCTACAAAAATAGTATCCTGTCCTAGAAAAGGAACCTCATACCATGTATTTCCTGAATTATCGGTTATGCTAAGTACTGAGATTATTTGTGTGTCTGTAAGTGTTATTGTTTTGAATTTTTCAACACTTGTAATAGTTTCTGTGTATGTTTTTACCTCTCCTGATATTGCTTTTACTGATTTTATTAACCTAAACTGATCTGGCTCTCCATTAACATCTAAACTCTCAACTACTACGGTTGTCGGGTTATATGAACTAGAGAATGAAAAATCGATTGGGTGGTCTATATAAAATCTTGGCTGACCTACCGTGTTTGACTGTAATTGTGTTCCTGCACCTATTTGCAATGCTTGTGACCAGCTAGGTATTAGTACGCCTGCACCTCCTGGTGCTGCATCTACTAGATGTGAGATTTCTACATCAACTTCAGAAGCTGTTGTTATTTTTGGTCTGTATCCCATCATATATGCTAGTGTATATAAGTTTGCAGGGTTTTTAGCATATTGTAAATATGTTTCCTGTAACTGCATATCTTGATAGAAGGATAGTACGTCTCCTACATAAGATGCCATTTCCATAAACATCATACCCGGTGATGTTGGTGAAAAGTCATTATATGTGTTTGGGAAGTAGTTTTTTGTATACTCTATTAGCTGAGTTCTGAAATCACTGAAATCCTTGTTAATATATTTAATCTCTCTATCTTGGGCCATTATATTTCAAAATTTATTCTTAATTCATCTTCAATGTTTGTCATCTTCTGACTGTATGCAAGGTATACTATGTACGTATTTTGATCTGCATTAAACTGTGTTTGTAACTTATTCACTGTAATCTGAGGGAACCATGTAGATATTCCAGATCTAATTATACCTTGTATTTGCTCATCCCTATCGTCAGTATATTGATCAAACAGCACTGTTCTTATTCCTGCTCCAAATGTAGGATTAAAAAATCTCTCAGACTCTCCTGTTAAGAAAAAATTAATCAAGTTTGTCTTTAGTGCTTCTTGAGTTGTGTATGTAGTTGTAAATACAGTGTTAGAAGTAAAAGGTAACCCTACCCCTACTCCAACACTAGGTTGTAAATCTAATGGATTTATTTGTTGTACATTAAATGCCATTATCCTCCGAATCTTTGTTTATCTTTTTCTACTGATGCATTAAATACTGCAGCTGCATTTTTTACAAAATCAAACTGCGATATGTCTAATCCTGGTTCTGGTCTTGTAAAACTTTCTTCCATCATTACTGGATTCATACCTAGTCCTGGTGCTTGTACATGTTGTGACATGTCCGGATAGTATCCTGCATTCGGATCTCTTAGCATACCTGCTTTTGTCTCCTCTAGTAGATCCATAATTGGATCTCCTGTTGAAACTCTAGGTTTATGTGCAGGAGGTGTATATGGTGCGTACTTGGTTACTTTTGGAGTCTGCTTTACTGGTGTTTCAGTTAGAACATCAGCTAACTCTTCTCTAAGCACTTCTCTTACCGCTTCTTTTATTAATTTTTTAAATGCATCTGCCTTCATAATTATAAATAGCTATATTATGGTAATTGATTATCTATTCTAAATTTTATCTCATCTAGTAATACTTGTGTATCTGAACTAAATGATGATGGTCCATATAGTACAGTAACTCCTGATCTATCTTTTGCTATTGCATATCTCCTTGGTGCAATTGCTGGTGAGTTAGGATCTTGTACTATCTCTAGGGTATATCCTTTATATGTATATTCATCTCCTGGAGATCCTTCTGAACCTGTGTTTTCTGGTGGTTGTATATTGTTTATTAATTGTTGAATATTTCCCTGCTCTTTTGCACAATTTTGTACAGCTATGTCTATTAACTCTAATCTACTCTTTATTGAATTCAGTGTTCGATCTGCTGAAGATATTATTCCTAAAATTCCTTGCTTTTCTGCTTCTAACCCGTCTAGTATCTTATTAAGCTGTATCAATCTATCGCTTAGCTTTGTTAAAGCAGAAAAAGGCACACCTTTTACTAATGCTCCAGGATCTGGTACAAATTGTAGAACTGTTGGTCTTGGAATTCTTTTAATTATAGCAATTGCTGTTCTTGCTACCCTAATACTCCTATCCAGCCTATTTGCTGTTGCTTTAAGTGCATTTATCTTTTTTTGTAATTTGTTGATTGTGTTAAGTATTGTATTTTTTGCTTTTACTATACTTTGCAATCTTTGTTGGTTTGGGCACTGACTTGCGAATTCAGATAATATATCTAGAACCCTATTCTGTGCTTGAGCAATTAACTGACCTTGTAATCTTCCTACTTGGTTTGCTATTATTTGTGATAAGTTACTTTTAAATGACATTATTCGATAAATACCTTTCTTGATTGAATCCTTCTTAATTGTCTCTTTAGTGAATCAACAGATGCTCTTAATACAGGACCTGTTGCATTTAGTTGCGTAACCGGACCTGCTCCAACAGCACTTGCACTACTCATAGAATTTGCTACAATTGCTAAACTATCAAGCAATTGTGTCATCCAGAATTCAAATTGCTTTCCTAATATAGCAGGTTGTTTTGTTGAATCCGGTGCTGTCCTTGCTCTGGAACCTATAAATATTTTATCAGCATCTAAGCACATATACTCCTGCCCATCGAGGTTAATTGTTTTTGCGTTTAGTCCTACTGACTCTTTTGCTGATAGAAGTATACTTTCCTCTTTTGCATTGAAGTACAGCCTTCCTCCGTTTATTACTACTTGATTTCCTTTATACTGGTCACTGGTTTTTGGAACAGTGTTGTATGTAGCTCTTTTTGTGTTTGCTGATGTTAACTTAATCTTATGGTTTGCTAGTAAGTATATTGAGTTGTAATCTTCATCTACATTTTCATATATTGGAGTATTTCCTTCTTGTGTCTCTATCTGTCCATTACTTAGTATTACATATGGATCAGCAGAGGTTCCTTCTACTTCTGGGTTTGTTCCATATCCACCGAATCTTAAACTTTGCCCTAACCTACCTTCAAATAAGGTATCTCCTGGGTTTGCTTGTAGTGGATTTATTGTCGCTACCTCCTCTTGTCCTCCTAGTAGAGTACTCTCCCAATTAGACTGTTTTGTATCTGGAGCAGCACCATGATGTGGATGATTCCATATATTGACTACTTTTCCCCAATACTTAACTGTTGCTGATGGATTACCTACACTATCTGATCCTGGTCCTGTAATAATTTCGACCATCTCTCCTGGTAATGGTAACCTTCTTATCGCTGAATCTCCTTGATATGCAAATTTTAAAGTATCTGGAGTGCTCTCATCTGTTGCTATCTTAGGAACTCTGTAATACACTCCATTTAGCATAGAGCTATCCTTGCAATCTGGATCGTCGAGTGAGCTAACTATTTTTACAACTTTTCCATAACTTACTCCCTTACCAGTTCCTTTTCTTGATGCTCCTTTGTTTCCTGTATTATATTTTATATGAGAAGTATACGCCATTACTCTTTTTCACTATCTAATCCTTTTCCTAATTCCTGACTTTGTTCAACTAACTTAGCCAACTCTTCTGGGTTGAAGAAGTCTCCTTCTGATGGTTTTGATCCCTCAAGTCTTTGTACTAAAGCTACTAACTTAATTAGATGCTCGTCATTTTTTACTCCTACTTCTAAATACTCTTTTATCATAGGAACAACGAGAGTTGCATCTCCTATATTTTCCACAAGAGGTTTTAGTTCTCCAATAAGTGCATTAATTTGCAGATCTTTTCTTTTCGAGTTATCATATACCTCCTTTAGCACATCAGATACGGTCTTTTTTCCGAATATTACTGTTTCTAATCCCATACTGTATTTATTTTATAAATATTAACTAGGTTTATATTCTATATCAACTCCTGCTTTTATATACGATTTTGCTAATTGTGTATACTCATCTTTAAGTTTATTAATAACCCTAGTTAGTGTTGGTGTCTCGCATTCGGTCATTTCTCTTATGTAAATGTACAATGCTTTTTTCCTAAATACATCTAGATCTTGTCTAGTTTTAAAGATTGTTAGTACTGCATCTGCTACACTCTGTTCTTGTTCCTTAGGAAATAATTCAGGTAGATTGTCGTAGCAGTGATCTACAAAAGTGTCGACTACTTGCGATATAAAAACTTTTCTGTGGTCACTATCATCAATACCACTATCATATGAATCCTGCATTTCGTCAAAAGATCCTACTTGTTTTAGTTTTTTATAGTTTGCTTTGTTGTAGTTTATTAACCATCTCTTAATTATTGTCTGGAAGTATGAAAATGCTTTTGCACCTGTCTCAGGTTTAAATCCTTGAATTTTCTCCTCTACTATAAGAGTTATAATATCTAATTTGAGATCTTCTATATCATCGACATCCATGTAGTAGAATTTGAATGTGTGAATAATGTTTTCCGCCATCTTATAAAATGGGTAGTATAGATGCTGTTGAAATATCCTACTTCTCAAAACAGGATCAGAGGATAGATTATATTTAATAATCGCATCCTCTGTTTCTTGGGTAAAATAGTAATTACTATTATTTGTTGTCTTTCTTTCCATAATCTTGTGGAAGACGGAAAGAGTTTATTAGGTCTTGGATTTCTTTCATGAAATTAAAAAAGGTTCCAATTTCGTCGTCGGCTCTAAAATGTCCTTTCTCGTCTAATTGATTAACATATAAATTTGATTCTTGTATTGTTAGCGAAACCTTTCTTAGATAATCGATTTGCTCCTCGATAATATCTTCTGCTTTTGTTAGTTTGTTGTTTAAGTTCCATATTACGTAACCACAAACTAAGATTACTGAAACTAATAGTGCGTATATCATACTAAATGTTCTTTAATACTGCTGCTAATCCTGGAGAGCTGATTGTAGGCTTTCCTGTTTGTGTCTTTCCTTTAACAGGTTTTTGAGCAGCAGCTGGTTGTGTCTTTTTCCATCTATCATATTCAACTTTTGATGCTAAGAAATCTGCTTGGTGCAGAATATGTGTTATATTACATCTTAGCTTTGAGTCAGGGTTGAATGTAATGTAGTATGGCTTATTAACATCATCATATAATCCATCATGTAGCTTGATTGCTAGATATTCATTCTCACTTAGTGGTATTCCTGCTTGTTGCAGAATGAATAATGATCTGTCCTGGATTAGCATAAAGCTAAGATCTGTATTGTTGCTATACATTTCACCTAACTTATCCTTTCTCCACTGATCTGTTTGAGGAAGATATCCTGGTTGTCCTGGTAATCCTAATTTACCTAAGTCATGGTTAAGTGCTGAGAATACTAATTCCTCATCTGTAAAAGTAATATCTGCTCCCATCTCATCCCAAAGGCTCTTTACTTTTAAAGCACCTTGGACTACTCGGTTAACATGCTCTACATACCCTCCTGGAAAGCAGTTGTGGTAATGTTGTTTACCTGAAGCAGGAGCTGTTATCATCTCCTCAGCAAGTGATTCATATAAAGCTAGTAACTTAGCCCTTCTTTCACCTTGGATAAACGTCTCAACTATTTTAAGATGTCTTTCCCAGTTTCTTTGTATCTGTTCTGCCGATAAGTTCATTAGTCCTGTGTTTCTGTGTTAAGTAATGTGTGGATATCTCCAATAGCATCTAATACTACTTGGATTTTCTCATAAGCTAGATTGAGGTCTCCCTTATGAATATTGTATCCTACCTTTTTTACCTCAGACTCTAGTCGCTCTAGTTTTGTTTGTACTACGTCTTTGTTTCTCATAGTTATTTATATTATTTATTATTAATATTATTATATTTATATATTATATTATTTATATAAATTAATTATAAATAAAAAATACGAAATAAAATTCATAAATGCAACAGTGGATTTATCGAGGAGATCGAGGTGGCGAGTTACGCGGCGGATTGTATATATAAATCATACCCTCCTACCTCACAATTAATACAAAATAACATTTCCCACCATATGTAAAGCTCCTGTCTCGGTAACAACATCCAACGCAGTCAAAGGATCGATTTTAAAAAATTCCCTACTATTTCCTTGATCAGAGTCTACCCTGTATTGAGCTAGGGCAGTATGCACATGCTGCTCTATTTTGTACGCACTACCCTTACTAACCGGTATTGCATATTTAACAACCCATTCATGCACCGTTGCTGTGGCGTTTATTGACGTAACTCTCGCATTAACATCCTTAGTTGTTATACCTACCTTAACAAGGTTAGGATATCCGGGATTTATGAGGATATACACGTACTCTACTTCATCCTTCACCTTATCTTTAATTGATCTGTTTTCAATACCGTATAAGTATCTCCACGTATACTGGAAACATTCCCCATGCGGTATTTGCTCTAAATACTCAGTAACGTATTTTGCACTAAAAAAGTCAATGATTTTATCTGGGGATATGTGAGGGACTTTGATTAGAAGTTCACTATAGTTATCCTTCCACAATTGTCCGTACTCGTTATTGACAGGTTTTAGCTGATTATAACTTACATCGATCAAAGTAATTTGCCCTGCGTTTTGTAGTTGGACTGCGGTATCGTAGTCTATCTTAACGTAATTCATAACTATCTAAAAAATGATAAAATAAAGCTAACAATAAACACAGTAACGTTGATAGGCCACAACAAAATAACCGCAAGTATTTCTTTAGCGGTGTAAGGTTCACTACTTTGCGTTGCTCTAATAATTTGGTCAATTAAAAAAGCACTTACAAATCCAATACCTAGATACCAAGTGGCATAGTACAAAATTAAATTCATCATAACTAATTGATTTATATAATAGTTAATATACGAAATATTATTGCAACTCGCAACTATTATGTTTAAAAAATACGTTATAGAACTTTAAAAGTATTGCGCAGTGTTCGTACATCTCCTTTTGCTCGAAGAATTGTATCATTTGTGATAGGGCATAATCAATCGATTGTTCTCCGAATATATCTTTGTACTGATACAACGTTTCTACGTGCGTTATATCGATCCTACTGATGTATCTCATCAATTGAATAAAATACTTGGTTTTAATCGAATCTTGTACTTCATCAAACCGTTGTCCGTATCTATTTCGATACATCATTTCCATGATGTAGTAATTCTCAACTCCTTTTACTGCCATACCAAACAAAATGTATGAATCCTGGAGAATATCTGATACACCATGCTCTTTATATACTTGTTCATCTCCGATTTCAAATAAATCAAACACGTTTGCTTTATCGAGTTTTTTCATGTATATTATTTT